TCGATAATTCATAGGAGGAAAAAAGTTATGGGAATAATATCTACAAGTAAGGCAGCAGGGGTTGGATCCTCTGTTGAAAATCAAGCATTTGCTGTTACAGCTCAAGTAGTGCCCAGAAAAATAACAATCGTAGGAACATACGATCCTTTGAAAACGGATATAGTTCCCGATGTTCCAATAAGAGTATTTTCAGCAGAGGAAGTTGGAGCGTTATGTGGATATGGTTTCATGATTCATAGGCTTGCTGTACAATCATTCAAAGGAAGCGGAAATGGAATTGAAACATGGATAATTCCACAAACAGAAGACGGAGTAAAAGCTACAGGAAGTATAGATTTTACCGGATCTACTGGATCAGGGGATACAATTTTTTTATATATTTCCGGAATTCTTGATATGCCAGTTGAAATACCTCTAAGTTCGGGAATAACAGGAGCAGATATTTGTGCCCTGGTTACTGCTGCAATTAATCGAATAAAAGAATTACCAGTAACAGCAGTACTTAATATTGTTCCAGAAATTTGTGATATAACAGCAAAGAGTACAAATGTATGGGGTAATGACATTTCTATTGCATTTAACAAAAGACCAGGTGAAGAATTACCACCAGGTGTCATAGCAGTAGTAACTGATATGACAGGCGGATCAGGGACATATGATATTAGTGATGCGATTGACGCACTTGGTGTAGGAGATAATGCTAATGAAAAATTTATTACTGAACTTATACATGGATATGGTACAGGAGGATTAGATATCCTAAGCGAATATGTCGGAAAAGGTGATACAAAAACAGGATGTTATAGCGAATTAGTTCACAAACCATTTCAGAGTCTCATAGGTGATGTTTTGGCGGGTTCGTCAGGATTTACTTATGTCAGAAATATAGGCAACCTCAGAAAAGGAACTGATAGAACTAATGGAATAATATGTGTTCCCGGATCGGTTTCGCACAAAGCAGAAATTGCAGCACAAGCTATGGGACATCGAGCACGAATTGCGAACATAAGGCCTGAACAGAACTATGTAGATATAATTCTGGCTGATATTGATCCTGGGGATGCAGTTGATAGATGGACATCTTATTACAACTTTAGGGACACCGCAGTAAAAAATGGAATTTCACCTACCATTGTAAAAAATGGAATTGTATATATGCAAAACCTTGTAAGTTTTTATCACCCTGATAGTGTTCCTGTAAATTCTAATGGTTATGCATCTTTTCGTAATCTTGCAATTATTCAAAATCTTCTTGATTCTCAATATCGAACATTCAACACAGAAAAGTGGAAAAATTTTACGATCGTTGAAGATGTAACAAAAGTTACTAATGTAGAAGCAAGAAAAAAGGCTCGCGATATTGATTCTGTTATCGATGAATGTGTAGCTCTAATTACTGTATGGCTAGGATTAGCTTGGATATATGAAAAAAAATATTCAATCGAACAACTCGCATTACCAGGAGCAGTAAATATAAGAGCGGGCACAGATGGATTTGATATTAATTTGAAAACAATACCTTCAGGGGAAGGTAATATTATGAATATCAATACAATTCTTGATACCAGCATAGCGGTATTAAGTCAATAAGGAGGAAAATTAATGGGTGATGTAGCAGGAACACCAAGAAAATGTATGATAAATGGAATTTCCTTTGATGTTATGGCTGACACTGATATAACTCAACCAGGAGGGAAATTTTTAAATGAATCAATTTCAACTTCAGGAAGAAATTTAAGAAAAATGACTAAAAGATCCCAAACCAGGGAAGGATTAGTTATAGCCTGTAATCCGTCAGAAGCAGCTATATTAAAAGGCTTTGCTGATTCTGTAGCAAAAATACCCCTTTCTTATACCCTTGCAGATGGATCAAAATACACTTCCCCGGGCTGGATTGAATTTGAAAGTGTAACAAGTATGGATAACAAAGGAACTATAAAGCTACATGAAAAAGAAGACTGGGAGCTTTTTGTAGCACAATAAATCAAATAAAACCAAGGAGGATATATATGGGAAATATATTAAACAGCATAACATCGAGATTAAAAAAGGTAAAAGAGGAAAGAGAAGAAAAACCATTGATATCGCGAGAGTCCGCAATGGCTGAAATAACGGAGCTTCTTGATTATTATAATATCAGCACTAAAACACTTCAAATGACCGAAGATACAGAATTGGCAGGAGAAAGAATTCTTGAACTTCTTCTTGAATATTATAGGTATGGTAAATTAAAAAATAAAAAAGGGGAAAGTGGTTTTAATATTATTCAAACATTAAAAAATGGCAAGGAAATTATTTATTCTGAAATAACCGCACCTAAAAAAAGAATGATGGACAAATTAGAGTCAAAAGAATCTTACGGTAAAATTCATAGTTATATGGGTTCTTTATCGAATATCGATCTCGATGGAGTTGATCAACTTCACGCAACAGACCTTGCAGTATTGGAGGTGTTGTGTAACATTTTTTTGCTCGCATAAGGAGAGATGGTTTGTCTGTGATAGGAATAATTGACCAGTGGATGGGAAATATGTTTTACCGCGGACAGCCTATAGATGTTATAGAAAAAATGACATATTCCGATCTAAAATATTGGAACGGGTGGCATGAAAAAATATGTGATGCGGAAAAGAAATATGCCAAGGAATTAAAGAATGCCTGATTTTGCAGTAAGTACAGCTTTTTTAGGACGCGATAAAATATCCGGCGTTTTCCAGAAAATGGGAAAAAATGCCGGTATTTTTGGTGATAAATCCTCAAAGGCTTTTAAGCGTGCTTCAAAATCAGGAACCGGATTTGGAACTGTATTAAAAAGCATCCTTGCAGCCGGCTTCATTCAACGCGGATTATCTATGTTAACCAGCGGCTTAAAAGAGGTAGGCACTCAGTTTATAAGCCTTGATCAATCCCTTACCAGCGCATCCGCAAAATTCGGCGATCTCGACCTATCCACAAAAAAAGGACAAGAAACGTTATTACAACTCAAAGAAGCTGCCAGAACCACCGGAGCCCTTACAGAAAAAACAGCAACCGAGGCTGCTGGAGGGCTTGAATTTTGGGCACTTGCTGGAGTTAATGCTGCACAGGCTATGACATTATTACCCGGATCTGTTAACCTTGCCACAATAGCGGAAAGAGACCTTGCACGATCCACAGATATTGCTTCTGATTCCCTTGGAGCTTTCGGTCTCATGACAAAAGATACCGGACAGCTAGAAACAAATTTTACCAGGTTGCTCGATGTAATGTCGGCAACCATGACATCGAGTAATACAGATATAGAAACTATGTTTGAAACAATCAGAAAAAGCGCATCAGTTTTCACTGCTTCTGGCCAATCTCTTGAAACTTACAATGCTATACTTGGAACTTTGGCGAATTCTTCGATAAAAGGAAGCCAGGCCGGAACTATGATGAAGGATATGCTTCTAAGGCTTGCCGATCCTTCCAAGGAATCAGCTGCTATAATTTCAAATCTTGGAATACAAGTTGCCGATAGCCAAGGAAATTTTCGGGATATTATAGATATTTTAGGTGATTTTGAGCAAGCAACTAAAAATATGGGAGAAGTTCAACGGTCTGCTGCTCTATCAACTGTTTTTGGAAAAAAGGCAATAACGGGAATTAATGTCATTTTCAAAGCTGGCACAAATAGCATAAGAGATTATAGAACTGAATTGGAGAATTCAGCCGGAGCTTCTCAAAAAATGGCATCTATTATGAGGCAATCCTTACAAAATAGAATCGCAGCTCTTAAATCAGCAGCGATTGAATTAGGTTTTCAGTTTATGGAAACATTCGAAAAATTCGGAGGTAGCGCAATCGACAAACTCACTGGAATTTTACGGACTATTCCTTTAAAAGAAATAATGCAGGACCTCATGAGACTCGGGCAGCCTATTTCTCAATTAGTTGGTTCAGTGATTGAACTTGGAAAAGCAATATTCTCCATTCTTAATGTAGCTTTACAAGCATTTTTTGGAACAGGGAAAAAAAGTGTTGATATTATAGAAATAATTAGTGGGGCGTTTGGATTTGTTATAGGTATTATAGACAATTTTGCTGCTGGAATAAGATTTCTTGTAGCATTATTAAAACCAGTTATACCTTATATTGCTGCTTGGGCAGCCATACAGTGGATCTTGAATGTTGCTATGAGTGCAAATCCGATAGGATTAATAATAGTTGCAATAGGATTATTAATTGCCGGTGTTGGATGGGTTGTTACTAATTGGGATAACCTGGTAAAAGGTATAAAGGAAGGTGCTGGCAAAATATGGAAATTTATAGTAGGTCTATTAGATAATCCATTTTTTAATGCTGTTGGTGATGTTTTTGCCAGTGTTCCAGATGCTATTTTGGGAGCTTGGGAAGGTGTAAAAACTTTTTTCACATTTTTATACAATAATGTCTTAAAACCAATAGGTGATTTTTTTTCAGGAGTTGGAAAAGATATTGAGAATTTAGGAGAAAGCGCAGGAAAAGGGCTTATGGATATGTTTAAAGGCGCTTACGAATTCGGGGAATCAGTCGGAAAAAGCATAAAAGGAGTTTCTGTCGGAGAAATACCAGGTGAAAAAAAAGAAAGGGAAGCGCCAAACAAAACAGAATTAGAAACACGCAGATCTATTGAAATGAAGGGAAGGATTGATATAAACGGAGCACCTCCAGGAACCACAGCAGCTTTCGACATAAAAGGAGCGCCCCCGGTTGATGTGGGTGGATTAGGACCTAACAAATGAGTGACTGGCAGCAAAGAATTAGACCAGAAATAAAATTCACATCCCCTGAAGGAAATATTTTTATAGCCTTGTGGAGAAGTAATACAACTCCACAGGAAAAAAAAGTTGCTATCTTCAATTATCCAAAAATAAATGGTTCTGTTATCCAGGATTTAGGTGTTAATAGTACTCGGTATCCTATGACAATATATTTCGAAGGCGCTAATAATGACCTTGAAGCTGAGTTATTCCAAGCAGCATTAAATGAAACCGGACCATGGACAGTTATCCATCCCGTATTAGGTGAAAAAATATTACAACCCTTGTCATTTTCTCCGGATATTAATCCTACAGGAAGCGGAAACATAACTGTTATTATAACAGAATGGATTGAACCTATAAGCGATATCGTAATAGGTTCTGTTCAGGAGTTGGCAGCTAAAATACAAGCACAACAAGATGCCCTTAATGCACAGGCAGCAGCTCAATTCTCAGAAATAACAAATCAGGAAGCAACAGCGGAAGTGCTTGCAATTACAAAAGAATCAGAAAATATATTAACCCAGTATGATGAATTCCTTGATGATCTTGCAAAAATTAATGCAGATGTTAATGCGCAAGTATCAGCCGTAAAACAAGGAATAAATGATACAATAATACAACCCATTATAAACACTCAGGCAGTAGTAGGGGGATTTCAGGAATTGCTTGAATTACCCTCACTTGTAAGTAACGACATTCAGGCCAGGCTATCGCCTTATATTGATTTTGCGGTTTCACTTATCACAACACCACCACCAGTTCCTGCAAATGTAGAAAATAAAAATACAATAGCCACACAAGAAATGACACTCGCAGCAGTTACCGGAACACTAGGAACAATTGCAATTACAGGAGATTTTCAAACCAGGTCTGAAGCTATACAAACCGCAGCGGATATTAATAATATTTTCACAGAAATTACAAATTATTTGGATGCCTCACAGGTTAATTTTTCAAATAATTCAATAGATAATCAATATTTTTCCCAAAGTCAAACTTATTCTGATGCCGCTTTACTTATTGCTTTTATCTCAGGATATTTACTGAAAATATCCCTTGATTTGAAAATAGAAAAAAGATTTGTCCTTAAAAAAGATAGGGCACCAATTGAAATAACGATTAAAGAATATGGTGATTTGGGTGATAATGACAGCAATTTTGATTTATTTATAGCCTCTAATAATCTGAAAGGAAATGATATTATCCAACTTCCAGCAGGTAGGGAGGTTGTAGTCTATGTCTGATTTTCCAATTGCCGGAAAAAGATACCAGGTATCAGCAGGTGATACTCTAAATTCTATTTCCCTTGTGGCTTATGGAGTAGAAACTTATATATCAAATATAGTATCAGTAAATCCAGCATTATCAACCCGCCGCACGAATAGTGAAGGATTGCCGGAATTAATAGTAAATGAATTATTATTTATTCCAGAAATCCAGGAACGCAGGTCTGTAAATGATATTAGAAATGAAAGACCACTTACAAGCAAAGAAAAAGACGATTTTACCCTTGTACTTGAAGGAAGGGAAGTTCCTCTTTATTCCGCAAGACTTATATTGACCATGGATACCGCAGCAGATGGGTTTTCCGGTGCTCTTGCCTGGAATCCAGGACAGGATATCGAACTTGATAAATTACTATTGCCTTTTAAATATCCTAAAACTAAAATTTTTCTCGGGAACGAATTGCAATTAACAGGGTATTTATACGGAGTTAATCCGGAATTGGGAAATAACGGAAGGATTAAAAATCTTACGGGTGCATCCATGACAGCCGAAATGATTGATTCTAATGTCAGACCACCTTATGAAAAAAATAATGTCACATTAAAGCAGTATTCACAAGACCGGTTGAAACAAATTGGATTAAAGGCAATATTTCAAACAGATACTGGTGGAGCTTTTAAGAGGGTTACTGCCAACCCATGGGATAAGATATTTGATGATTTGGCTTCTTTGGCATCCCAGAGAGGTGTTTTAATTTCGAGTACGAATAAAGGGGAAGTTCTTTTTTTCCAGGCCGGAAGTGGTGAAAATATGGGAACTCTGGAAGAAGGGCAGCCTTTAGCACTTTCTTGGACCGCTAATTATGATGGGCGCCGGCGCTTTCATACATATAAGGCCATAGGACAATCCCCTGGAGCTGATGCACAAACGGCAGTTGCAGTTGATGATAATATTCCTAAGTCCAGACTATTTACTTTTTCGGCAAATGACACAACTCCAGGGGACATTCAGAGAGCAGCGGACTGGAAACGATCAAAAATGCTTGCTGATATACTCATGATGTCAATTCCAGTTTCATCATGGTATGCACCGAATGGAAAATTATGGAAGCCCAATAATTCAATTACTATCATTTCAGAGACTCTTGATCTTCCTGCACCTGGTGTAACCTTGCTGATCCGCTCGGTTGAGTTTGTTTTTGAGTCATCTGGAACCCAAGCGATTATAAATATAGTGCCTGAAGAGGTTTACACCGGGGGAAAAATTGTTGATCCGTGGAGGGTTAAGTGACAACCGGAATAGTAACAGGGTATGAAATAGGAAAAAATAAGACCGGAACTAAAGATGTGGTACTTCTCCAGGTCCGGATTACTGATAAGACTGATATACAGACAGTGGAATTGATGAATAATCCAGGGGATGATTCTGTTCCTGCTCTGGATTCCAGGGTTGCAATTTTAGAGGTAGGGCCTGCATGGAAAATTGGAATTGCTGTCAGTGATAATATTACTCCAATTATGCAGGACGGGGAAAAAAGGATTTATTCGCAGGATTCAGGAGTCGTAAAGGCTTTTGTAGCCATGCTAAAAAGTGGTATTATAGAAATTAACGGGAATACTGATTTCGCGGTCCGGTTTAATGCGCTTAATACGGCTTTACAGGCTTTTTTAACGGATTTAAATACAAAACTTGGAATTGCATTTACGGCGGTTGGTGGAACATGGCCTGGAACATCGGTTGATATTTCAGGCGCCAAAATAGATGAGGTGAAGGTAAAATAATGGGTGATGAACGATACCAGGGTGATCCAAGGATTTTTCTTGATGAAAATGGGAGCTATTTTTCCTATAAGGGAGGGCAGCCAGTAATGGACCGGGGATTTGAGAACCAGGTAAATATTCAATTATTGACAAAACCAGGTTGGTGTGGAAATGTTTTTTTACCTCCAGGAAAAAAGATCGGTAGTACTTTTCTGGATACTGCCCAAGGTGCTATTACAATTAATAAGCTTAATGATATCAGACAGGCAGCGGAAAATGCTTTGAGAAATCAGGCTTTTGGAAAAGTGAAATCAACAGTAACAAATCCGGAAAGTAGTTTTTTGAATATCGAAAATGTTATAGAACCACCAGGGCAGGATATACAGAAACTTATATTATCGAAAAATTGGGGAAACTGGATTGCACAAGCTAATGATCCGGCTTATAGGAGAGAATAAGAATGCCAATACAAATACCAACAACACAAGAAATAGTTGACCAGGATATTGCAAATCTTGAAAGTTCATTAAATCAGAATACACCTGCTGCTGATATTGCTTATAATAATGTAATTGCGATTATGAATGCTCTTGCTTATACATCATTATACAAGTACGCAGCGGAAAGGGCTCTGCAAAATCTTGCTCTTACTGCTACTGGTGTTGATCTGGACCAGATAGGTATTAATTATGGAGTTATAAGAAAACCATCGGAATCAGCAATAGTCACGGTTTCACTTCCGGCAACGAATGGAACGATCATTCCGGTAACCGCAATATATACTGCAGAACCGAATGGATTACAATATTTTCCTACTACCCAGGCAATAGCGGTGGGCGGGTTTGCGGTTCACGATGTTAGATGTGAGGAAACCGGAACTTCTGGTAATCTAAATATCAGCGATATTATGGAAATAGACACACAAATTCCAGGAGCTCAAAGAACTGCAACAGTGACAGCAATAGTTAATACCGGGGCAGAAGGTGAGACTGATCCGGCTTATAGGCGTCGAATTCTCGATGAAATTAGAACACCCAGCGGTGGCGGAAATGTAGCTGATTATAGAAAATGGTCGGAAAGTGTGGCTGGTGTTGAAAGAGCTTATCCTTATAGTGGAAATCCTACAGACCTTGAAATAGATGATGGCTCCAGTGTACCACCGGAACGAACGGTTTATGTCGAAGCTGAAAAAAAAATTGATCCTGATGGAATTGCACCGCAGAGTCTACTCGATGAAGTAGAAGCAGCAATTATTACAAATTTAAATACCGGGATTGCAAATCAACCATTAGGACTTATTAATGATACTTTATTTGTTGTTTCAATTTCTATGACTTCAATTTTTGTGCGAATTATTAATCTTATAGTTGATCCAAGTCTGGAAGCGCAAGTGAAAAATGATATTGATATTGCAATGGCTTTGTATTTTTCAGATTTGAGGCCATTTATTCCAGGTTTGGATTCTGAAATTGATAGAAATGATACTATAACGGATCCATCAGTATCATGCATAGTGCAAGGAATAGTTAAGGCTTATGGTGGGTCTGCTCAAGGTGTAGGGTTTGGATTAGCTCCAGGTAGTTTTATTTCTGCTTATACCCTTCTTCCAGGAGAAAAAACAAAATCGGGCGGAGTTTCTTATGTCACAACCTAATATTTCAAGATCACTTCTAAATTCATTACTCCCGGATGGTCCCCTATGGGAACCAAAGTCAGGCGGAGATTTTGATCTTTTTCTTGATGGAATTTCAGGAGGTATTGAAACTATAAGAATTGCTTTGGAGCAATTGGCATTTATCCGTGATCCTTATAGAACACCAATTTTATCCGATCTTGAAAAGGAATATGGAATCATTACAAAAGATAATATTTCTACAGAGGACAGAATTGCACAACTTGCAACAAAAATATATGAACGAAGTGGAACCGGTAGTAAGGATAATCTTCAAAATGCTTTACAACGGGCAGGCTTTGATGTTTTAGTACATTCAAATTCTCCTGCTATTGATCCGGCTATTTTACTTGATCAAAATTTCCAACTCGTTTTAGGTGATCCACTTAATGCTTTTATCGGTGATCCTAATGCTTATTTTGGACGCGCTGGAGGATATTTATTAGTTAATGGTCCTATTTATACGCGCAGGCCTGCTTATTTGGGTTTAGGTGATCCGCTTAATGCTTTTATTGGTGATCCTAATGCGGTTATAGGTTTTTTTATAGGGCTTATAAGGAAAGAAAAAACATATAATATACCCACTAATCCAGATGCATGGCCTTTTATTTTTTTCGTAGGAGGTCCTGCCGTACGTGGAGGTAGCGGTGAATTGGTATCTATTGAAAGTGCTGAAATATTATCGCAGAGAAGACAGGAATTTGAAAACATAATTTTATCATATAAGCCGGTTTTTACTTGGGCCGGAATGATTATAACGTATATTTAGGAGGAAAAAATTGATAAATTATAAAAATACTTTTGTAAATACAGACGGTGTAAATTTTCCAAATACAAAAACAGTGAATGCTACAGGTGCCGGTACCGGAGATGGAACTGAATTGACAAAACCTTATGGGGACAATCTATGGGGTATTACTCAGGCCTTACTTGATGCGGCTGGACTTACTCCGGATAATGTAACTGAGGCTCCCGGTACTTCTCAGATTTTGGATGCAATTAGAAAAATATCTGGTTCCCCCGGGGAAGGTGTGATCTGGTGGAAGAGTGTTGATCCGGCTGTCAGTGGTGATCGGGTGCTGCTGCTTAATGGCCAGGGAATATTAAGAGCTAATTATCCAGAACTTGATCAGGCTGTTTATGTTGGTGACGTGAATAATCCAACAGCATCAGCTTTTTATCGTGCTAATGATGCCGGTGGAGCTGTACGTAATATTGCAGGGATATATTTAATTCTTCCCGACACCAGGGGATATGTGCTTAGGGGGCTTGATGTGGCTGCCAGTGTGGACCCGGACGGGGCGAGTCGTGATGTGGGAAGTATTCAGAATTTTGCAATTGAAAATATAACAGCCGAAGTACAGATACTAGGATGCCTAACAGGATCAGCACTTGGAAATTCCGCCGGAGCTTTATCAATAGCAGCAGGAACTAGTATTCCAAATCGATTTACAACTACCACCGATACCGCAGCCAGACAAAAATTATTATTAGATGCGTCACTTGCTGTTAATACAGCAACAGAAACACGTATGGTTAATATTGCAACTAAATTTGGTATAAGATATTAAAAGGAGGTAAATATGCAGACTGTTTTATTTAGAGAAATTAACGGGTATAAAATAATAATTGGATATAGAAAACTTTCTATTGATCTAATAGAAACACAAAAAACAATAAAAAAATTAATGGCCAAAGATGAAGATGTTAAGCGTATTAAAGATTTAAATAGACAAATAAATATTTTAAATAAGCAAATACAAGAAATTAGAAAAAAAGGTTACATAAAAGATAGACAGGAAGAAAAACAATTTAATAATTATTTAGAACAAAAAAAAGATTGTTTAGAAGAAATATCAAATCTCGAAAAAAATAATAAAATAAAAATAGATAAGTTAATAATTGAAAAAGCTGTATATTTTGAACCTGCTAAAAATGAAATAATAAAAACTGATAAAGAAATTGAAACCCTCAAAGGAATATCCAATAATTTAAAGAAAAGACAATTAATGGATATTGATGGAAAAATTATTGATAACTGGACCGGGATTAATTATTTTCTCAAAAAGGATAAATGGATAGCTTATGAATGTCTACTCGGAGAAGTTCCTAAAATTGGATCCAAAATTTATCAGGATTTAACAGATGAAGAAAAAAACGAAATTGGAGAACAGAACGAAAAAGACCGTATTGATTTATTAGGTCCTAAAGAAAAGAAAAATGAAAAGAAAATTGCTATTGATTCTGCTGCAATTATAGCAGCAAATAAAAAAGCCAGTTTAGAAATACAGGGGATTAAATCTACAAAAGCATTTAATGAAGCTCAAAAATGGTACAAAGAACAGGTTGAAATAATTGAAAAAAAATATGAATAGACCGGAGTTATCCGGCCTTTCTCTCCTTATATTTTCTTTAGTGCCATTATTATTATAAAAAATAGCCGTTAAAGAATTGAAGCAATAAGGACATATTAAAAAGTTTCCATCTCCTACTATAGAACCAGATTGATGCCATACTGTTAATTCATCCGAAACACCACGGCATATATCACAATTTTCTTCTGGTCCTATAACTGTGATATTATTAATTTGTGCTATATTATTAGCTTCTATTTCTCCATCTGAACACATTACGCATTCATTAAATAATAATTCTAATCTGTTTGCTACCTGGAGAGGTATCATTTTTTCATTTCCCCAAACTGCATATTTAAGCATCTTTTACCTCAAATTTATCTTCAATTTTACCTATAATCATTTTCCTGTAAACGGCTATAGGTTTTCTCAATCCCTGTTCCCATGATTGATATGTTTTTATATTTATTTCCAGAAAATTAGCCATTTTTTCCTGTGATAATCCAAGTTTTTTTCTATATTGTTTTAATTGTTCATCAAAGTTCAAACTTCACCTCCTTTATTGTTGATTTTTCTTATGCAATCATTATAGCATTCTATAAGATTGTCATAATCAATTTTCTGTATTCCGGATTCATGGGGAGCGCAATAATTATCTATTGCTACCCTATAATAAAATGCCTGATGAATTGGATCATTAGCTTTATTAGCTCTACTCCTTGCCTCTCTCGATGTAATTTTTATTGATTTTAATTTATCCATAATTTCCTCTCCTCTGCGTATGTCTGCCGACATTATAAACCATATCGTCGCTGTAAACAAAATGGTTTAATTATTTTCTTTCTCTGCTTTTTCCGTATTTACGAATGAAAAAACTACAGGGGTGATCTGAGCTAACTCAACTTTTCCAGGAAACCACACGGGACTTCCTTCTTCATCATATTCGCGAAATTTATTAGGTAGATAAGCATATACATAATCAGTATCAAGCCATTTTGGTAATCCGAATATTCCAAAAAGACCTGTACTTATTAGAGCCTCTTTGACCCAAAATGCAGGAATTCTGCAAACTGTTCTATTTTTTTCCTCACGTTCCTGATCAAATCCGGACGCATCTTCTTTTTCTGGGTCTTTTGTCTTTTTAATGATGAGATATTCATCAATTATAATTATCTCATCATGATGATGGCCCCTCGATATTTCACAAGATTGATGCGAAATATACTGAGAGTTCATACCACTCAATATATATTTTTCGTTTTTAAATTGGATAGTCTTATATGTACTATCCATGAAGGATTGTAATTTTCTTTGTACTTGTTTTAGTCTTCTCATTTTCCTCTCCCTGCGTATGTCCGCCGACTGTTTCCGGTTTCCTGGCACTCGCCCAACCGCCCCTTGAGGCGATCGAGTAAGTGGAGAAAAACTAATTATTCTCTTTCGTTAACAAAAAGAAATCATAACCAATAGTTTCAATTTCTTCTATGGTAAAGATTTTTCCTTCCCGTGGTCTGCCTCTCAGCTTAAACACTATACAGATATCATTTTCTTCCTGTGAAAATGTAATCCTGTTAACCGGCACTTCTATACTAAGTAATTCGGTCAATATGGCAGCGGTGCTCTGGTGTCCTATAGCTGATAACATTTCTGTACCTTGTAATAATTCTTTAGCTTCATCAAGGGAGCTTTTTCTATAAGCGAAATATCCCTCACTTGTGATAATACTTGTATTCAATAATACAACTCTTTTCATAGTTTTTTCCTTCTTTTCCTCAAACCACAGAGCGTTTATTTTGGCCGTTCCTGAATCGGCCTTAAATTCTATGTAGCCTGGTACTTTATATCCTTCTGAATCGGTATGTATTTCAGGTACATACTCTATTTTATTTATCTTCATATTTACCCTCCAATAATTTATTTTCTTATTTCCCACTCTTTGGCGTAGGAAATAGTAACCACTGATCCTCTCATTACTATCTTTTTTTCTCGCCGCATATCTACTGGAATAAGGTAAAAGGTAGCAACAGAAGGCACACTATCTTTACGAATCCATGTTTTTCTTGGTTTATAATTGGTTTTCATATTTACTCTCCAGTAAATTTATTTTTCCCGGTTACCCGGATACTTATAATATTTTCCCATCTTGTATAATAGAAAACCAAAGCAATAGAGTATTATATGCTTTGATCGAGTAATCGCTTATTGTGCAAGCAGGTTTCTGCTTTGACATACAGGTTTCCATTATATTATTGATTCTGATATTAATAGTATTTTCAATATCTTTCTTGCAAGCTGGTTTTTCCTCAAAAAATAATCCTTCCTCTCTCAGCGAAAAACCGGCACTGCCGAGGATTATTTTATATTTGCCGCTGGAATTCCTTTTGACATAATTTTCAAAAGGAATTCCGGAATCTTCTTGCTCCTCATAATTCTGAATTTGCTTCTCGCAAAACTCAGAGAAACTCAAAACAGGCCTTCTTGGTATTATATACGCCTGTTCGTGAGAAAAAATACCGCCGACTAAAAATAGAACTTCATCAAAAAATAATTTCTTCATAATTCCTCTCCTCTGCGTAAGTCCACCGACTATTTGTCGGGCTCATGCCCGGTGTTGGTTATTATGCCCAGGTTATCCGCAATTTTTGCCCTGGGCATGTATCCTTCAGGCGGGATTTTAAGAATTCCCTTACCTGTTTTTTCGTCTTAATGTGCCATGGTAATGGTTCAATTGCTCCATTATCTGATAATATCCAGTCGCTGCCTTGCTGGTATACTATTGCTTTGTATGTTTTCATATTCCCTCTCCTTATCATTATTTTTCGGCTTCTGCTATCCAGGAGCTCCGCAGAGCGCCCGGATAGCAGGGGGACGCAAGGTCCCCTGTGCGATTTCTTCTTAAAATATTATTTCATACTCTCCAAACATAGAAGTAGGATTATCGACATATACTAATTTTTTTGCACGTATTTTCTTGCAAAACAGGTCTCTGCTTTCTTCTGTATGAGCATTTCCGCCATTCATATCATCAAGAATTGAATCACTTACAAAATACCCTGTTATATTTCCTTCCTCATCATATACTGCATAGTCTTCTTTGCTTGTATACTTTACCCTTAAGATTAGCCGTGAAAAAGTTAACCTTAAGAATAAACCAACCATACTTAATCCTATAAGACATATTCCACAAAATAATATAGTTTTCATAATTTCCCTCCAATAATTTATTTTCCGGTTTCCCGGCACTTGCCCAACTGCCCCGTGAGGCAGTCGAGTAAGTGGGGGGGGTTACGTATTCCCCTCCGGTATTTTCTTAGTCCCAGAAACATTCCGGCAATGTTTCATCTGGCACAACATAATTGTAATCCTGATTTTCGGTCGAATCAACAAGGATTCCTTCTGGTCCCTTAAGGACAATATCCTTGCATTCCGGTTTCCATAGATCATTTTCTTCCAGGTCTTCATAGTCCTTATATTCTTTTTCTTGGATAAAAGCAGGCTCAAAAGATAATATATAAGAACTTATATCTTGAAAACTCCATTCTTCAATGTTAAGGTTTTCGTAATATTTCCATGTTGTTAGAATGCCCGTTGTATGTGTATCAATATCTTCTTGACTATTTTTCAACACTCTTATTTTATCCCCATCTTTTAAGATGGCAATATATACTTTTCCTTCTTGTAATTTATCTGCTATTTCGCAAATGCTTTTTTCTTTTCCTTTTAATGTCTTCATACTCAATCCCTCTCCTTAATCTTATTTTAACCGGGCCATACGGCCCGGTGTGGTTTATGTTTTGCTTAATTCCATCCAGGGTTTTCAAGAGCTTTTGCATTCCTTATGGCAATAGCACCATGTCCTTTCCTATAGTCATCACAATATCCATAATCTTCAACATCAATCCAGTCGCATATCCAAAGAATAGCTTCTGCGGATACTAATGCATCAAGTTCTTTTTTCAAATAGTTAAGCGCATCAATTCCATCATTATCTTCATCCTCAACAAGTTCTTTCATTGTTTTTAGAAAATCAATATTGAACTTTTTAAGGCTGTCTATAGCCTGCGCTTTTTTTATTTCAGTTCCTGTTAATTTACTCATAATCCCTCTCCTTAATCTTTAATTTCTGAATGTCACACACTCTCTAATACTAATATACCACATAGTAGGAGTATTGTCAAGCTTTTTATTGAAATAAATTAAAAAAAATGATATATTTTTTGTATGACTCATGCGGAATTATTGGAAGAATTTAAGCAATATCATCAGGAAAAATGGCCGGAAAGGCGGATATATGCCAACCGGACCGGGGTTGCCAGGTATCCGGGACAGGTTGTTCCTTATGGTATCCCTGCCCCACTACTTGGAAAAAAACAAAAAGTCGGTGGTGGTGGTGCTGATTTTTTCAGTTTTGGGAATGAAAACGGATATTTTACGGTTTGGTTCTTTGAGGTTAAAACCCTTAAAGATAAAATGAAACCAAATCAAATTAGAGTAGCAAAATCATTAACTGCCCAGGGCGCTAATTATTGGATTGTCAAAGAACAGGAATCAGGGGGGTTTAAACTCATTAGGTTTAAGTAATCATTTTTTCCACAATTACTCTTTCAGTAATTAAAGATACTCCCGATATATTAAACTCACCATCATTTGGAATTTCCCAGTTAAAAGCACATTTACAATAATTAGTGGGAATAATATCATAATGTTTTAATATTATTTTCTCAACTTCCATTTTATCAAGTGTATACTCTTTTACTTCTTTTGTTATTTCGCTATTTTCCAATTTAATTTCTCCTTTATTTAAATAATTTAATACTTAATGGTGGTGGTGGATTTGGTTCAAAAATTATTGGTAATTTATCTTTGAGGATTTTTCCCAATTCATCACCTTTTATTCCAGATTTGGATAAAGATAACAAATCTTTTTCTGCATAATCATCAAGCATCATTACCTCCACTACATATTAAAAACAGCCCTGGAATTATACAGAGTTGTCAATTTTCCATTCCTACACGCAATAACCATTTTATATTTATTCAGAAATACGATTGATTTTTTTCTTAGAAGTCTATCATAATCATCAAGGATCATTTTATCAGTCCAGTCTTTCACACCTTTGCATTCCTTCCGGGCTATTTCAAGTACATTAATATATGTAAATTCTATAAAAGATGAATCGTGATATTTCAGGAATAATATATAATCCAGGGCAAGACAAGTTTCAAGCCACTCACCATTTATTCCCCATGATTCAGGTTCAGTATGGGAATGAGCACCAAAGCTATTTCCATAATTTCCGGTCGGTCCTATATCTTCATCAGCATTAATTGGACTTCTATTTTTTAATTTATCCATGATTTTAATTTTATCTGGATACATATGACATATCCTAAATCTAAAACCTAAAGGATGATAAAGATAAATATCAGAGCCCCACCACTTATCATTCCAATCCCTGAATCCTGATTTAGGAAAATCGAAAGGACAGATTATTTCTCCGCGACCTCTATCAGTTCCCTTGTGTATTCCAGGTAAATCCCAATCCTTTCCGGCATAAGCTGTGTATCCGAATTTTGTAGTGAAGTATGCACCTTCCCGGTAGTTACAATTTTTAAAATTTAAACCTCCATACTTTTTTATAAATTCTTCTGTTGCTTTTAAGTATTTACTCTTTCCAAATATTGATTTTCTCTCACAAAATTGCCATATTTTATCGTTTAGTATTTCAATTCTTTTCTTTGCCATAGTTGCCTTTACCTCCATATAATTTAAGAATTGTATTATCATTATTTTTCCTCACTCGGATTGATTTCGATATTTCCGTTTGGGACTAAATAATAAATCCTTGTGATATTGATTATTATTTGTGTGTCTTTTGATTTTGTCTTAACCGTATCCTTGCTGCATATCCTGCCAGCAATCGGACCGCTAAGAGTATAATCAAAAACACCATAAAAACTATCAATAGTTTTACCATAAATATCTTTAATTTTATATATTCCTTTTTCTTGTTCAAAATATATAGTTTCAAGTATATTTGATTCATTATCCTCTGTCATTTCTTCAATTGTGGTTTTTTTTATTTCAGGAAATTCTATTTTCTTATTTTCTATAATATCCAAAATTAAACAAAATATTATTATACTTCCTGTTAGCACAAAAATAATTGCAATTCCTTTGTTTATATTCTTCATTTTTTTTCCCCCGGATTAAGAATTGTATGATTATAAATATTTTGTATTTTATAATTTGCTTCTTCAATTGATAACCATTCTGAATAATTGCAGTCCGGACAAACTACCATACAAATATTTAAAAAAATATTTGGTTCTTCATTTAATCTGCCATCTTTATACAGGACCGGTTCTTTTTTTCCTTCCTCATAGGGGTAATCATCCCACTGAGAACCACCAACAAACACATTGCATAATGCTTGTTTTGATTTGCATTTAGGACAAATATAATCAGCCATTTTAAAATTCCTCCTTATTCATGATCTAATGGATCATTCCCCAATCCATTTATTGAATTATCTTTATTCATTTAATCCTCCAATTGTGTTTAAATTCTGAATCAGTAGTGCATGTAGGACAAAACCATTTATTCTTTATCCAGTCCATACAAAACTTACAAAATATTTTACCACACTTAGAACATTTTTCAAAGTGTTTTAATTCTCTTTCATTACCGCACTCAGTACACTGAAAAAATGGCATTACTTAACCTTCCTTTCAAGTTCATTTCTCTTAAACCAAACCCAACCTTTTTTATAATTTTTAATTTTTGCAATTATGTATAATAAAGGTATATCGATTGCTTTATTTTTTTCTTGCTGTTGGGCTGGTATTATTTTCGCTTTTGTCAGAACGTGATAAACCCACATTGCAGACCTTCCAAGTTCTTCTGCTATTTTCAATAATTTTTCAACTGGACCAGGGGCAGCGCTTCCATTACTATTAACATATTCCTGAATATTTTGAGCGATTCGTTCTGTATATTCTTTTTGTTCTTCCGGGGGCCTGCTGCTAAAAGTAATTAATTTTTCTGATTCGACTAATTCTGTATTAATGATTTCAATCTTTGGAGTTTGCGCAACCGCATTCCCTGGGAGAAACTTACACCCGGCACATGTTTTTTTTCCACACAGCATATAATCAATATATGGACAGTTAACAGTCCTATCAGGCTTTTTCATCCTTTCCCGTTTTTTTGTCCCATAGAAATTCCATTCAATATCATCCAGATAGAAAAGAGGTATTCCGGGATGATCCGGGTGATAGTGTTCATCTATCAGGCCGACGTGATCGAAAAAAAGAGTCTCTTCTTTCTTATATACAAGACTGCCTTCTAAGCGGCACTGTGGGCACGTAAAGCCATAGTATAACCTTTGGCAGTGGTTACAGTATCTTTCCTCGAATGGACGCAAGCCACGGCCTACCATCTGGAAATATAGGGCTCTGGATAGGGTGGGTCTTAGTGTTGCAAGATATTCTAAGCGGGGAATATCAAGGCCATAGGTTGGAAGATCACAACCGGTAAGACCGTCTATTTCACCATTCCGGTGTGCTTGTATGAGAGTTTTAATTTCCCCTTTTTTCATTTCTCCTTCGATACAAAAGAATTTAAATCCTGCATTATTAAACTGTTGGGCCATTTCATGAGCTGCTTTCACGGTCCGTAAAAAAATTAGAGCTGGTTTTCCTTTATTGAAATTTTTATTTGTTTGAATTGTGGGACTGCCAGGAACTGAATAGGATGTCTTTTTTACAACTCCGTTTTTCCTATAGTGCTCTATCACATCCCCGTAAACTTTTCTTTTTGTAAGGAGCTTATCAAGTTCTTCAGCATCAAATTCCGTGCCTTTTCGGTGCAAATCTGATATTCCTTCAGGTGGTGGTGGTCGGAAATAACGTAGGGGAGAGAGGTAACCAAGGGCTGTCAGGGATGGGATGGATTCACCATATACTATATCCTCATAAGGACCACCTCCATTAACATGTAGACCTAGTCCGGATAATAATTCCGGGGTTGCTGAGAGGCCTACTACTTTTGTAGGTGGTTTTCCGATTTTGGCTCTTTCTTTATTACATAAGTTAATAATTTCTATTTGTCTCAAAACTGCAATGTGGGCCTCATCTATTGCCAGCAAATCAGGCCATACTTTTATTTTTCCATATCTCCGGGTTAGGGTTTGTCTCGATACCACATGAGCATCAAATGCTGTACATTCATTCCGGCCATTACCTATTATTGCATGTGGAACATTCCATTTTGTGAAATGGCTTGATCCTTGGTTTAGCAGTTCATTCCGGGGAACCATGAACCAACACTTATTTTTTCTCTTTAACGCCTGGAAAAAAATCTCTGCAACTATTGCAGTTTTACCGCCTCCTGTGGGAAGTTGAAAAAGCAAGTTGTTACAGATACGTAGTTTTTTTCTTGCTTTTCCAACTACTCTATTTTGATGCGGATATAACGGCATTATTCCGACTCCTGATTTACTAATTTTTCTTCAAGCCTTTTGATTTTTTTAACTAAATTATAAATTACATTTGGATAAGTGTCTTTATACTTTTCTTTAATTTCTTGTTTTACTTCTTCTTCTTCGGTCATTTTATTTTATCCCCATGCCTGATACCATTTTTTTACAATGATAGCTTCTATTTCGCAAACATCTATAGTCATACTATTAAAATTTGTACCAACCCACTCAATCATTCTTTCCGGATTACTTAATTTTGTATATTTAAATTTATTTGCCCAAAAATAAATAACATTTCCACTTTTCATATATATCGATATTTTTAATTTAAACATGCTTTACCTCCTGGAGTTCCCTACACTCCTTCCTTACTTTTTCCATTTCTTCTTTTCCATATCCCCATAAATCACCATCATCAACTATATTTTTATTCCATGGTCCTAAATGGTTTATAGGAAGTTTTCCTTTGCCTTGAATATATTTTCTAAGTGCTATCATAAGTGCTCTTAATGTGCTGCCATGCGAAAACTTTCTTGCAATATTATGAAGAGACTGACTGAAATTTATTTCATTTCCTGAATATTCAGATACATAATAAACCAATCCATCCTTAATTTTAAGATATCCTACTCTATTTTCTTTATCATAATAAAAAAATCTCCTGCCATGATCTGAAATAATTTTAATAAACTTGTTTGCAATTACAAGCCTATCTTCCCTGGTTAATTTCATTTTTTCCTCCTTTAAATATGAAAAAATAATATGCTTATAATTATAAAACATATTAAAATTACAACAATAAGACCTATAATAATTCTATCTTTAATTTTTAATTTCATATCCATTTCTTGTATATATTTTCTAAAATCATTACCTGCAAGAGCTGCCATATTTCTTTTCCATATTTTGCGTTTTTTCTTATCTTGTTTGCTACTCATAGTTTTCTCCTGTCAAATTATATCAATTAATAAAATAATTCCTTCTTTTTCTATTATTTCAGGATCATCTTCATCAATTTCTTTATCATCTATTAGATATGATTTATCTAAATAACTACCACCGTCGTATTCCCAATATTTACCATAATAAGCTTCTTTTGTTTTCCCTTGAAAATACATTCCGCAATCATCTGCTATATCATCCGAAGTAAAAGGTACAATTTCAGCATTTGGATATTTATTTAATAAATCTCTTAATATTTTATTCATGATTTTTCTCCTTGACTGTAAATGGTTTTCTCTTATCATATTCGGAACGCTTGCCTTTATTCCAGTTTTTAACTGGTCTATAATAACCTACTATCCGGGTATATACTGCACACTCAGTACCCATAGTTTTATTTAATTTTTCTTTAAGAGTATTTATTTTTTCATCAATCGATATTGATTGCATTCAATTCTCCTATAAAGGCGATTTTATAAATATATGTCTGTTTAGAATAATTTCTTTTACTAGGAATTCCGATATTATGTGCAGTTGTAAAAACATGTAATCCCATAGCCTCCGGTATTAATTCATAACATAAATGCTTTTCTTCTCCTGTATTAGTGTAAAAGTTTCCTTTTTGGTCCACTCCCGAACTTCCTAATTGTAATATAATATCTTGACACATTTCTTCTAAAATCTTTTTTATTGATGGTTGCCAAAAAAGCAAACATCTCGCTTGTTTTTTTGTCCATTTTGGATGTAATTTTAACATTCTTTTTTCTTGTTTTTCTATATTGAATTTAATATAAACAAAATAACAATGTGCTGATAAATTATATTTTTTTTCTAATCTAATTGAATTAGGTGGACACTGTTGGGATTTACCGACATTCGGGCAACCATTTTTATGTCCTGGATATGGCAATTTACATAAGTTAATAGAATTTATAACAAAAAATAATCTTTTTATTTCTTTTATTCCTTTTCCTTCTATACAATCAATTAATTCACTCAAAATAAATCCTTCCTTTTAAAATGGTATATCGTCAATCACACCGGCAATAATTACACAAACTCTAGTTTTGCCGGATATAAATACTGGATATGATTTTTCGGTGCATCCTGGGTGTCTTGTAAGATGTCTTGCATATCCAGTACCCATATTTATGATTTTTTTTATCTCATGGTGATTTTTTACAATTGCCAGATCACCATTAAAAACAGTCAGGCCATAACGTCCTGCAATATTTTTTAGATTTTGAACATCTTTTACAGATAGGATTTCTTTTCCTTCGGAGTCACTATCTACTCCGGTTAATTTTCTGCATGTATAAATGGATTGAATTATTTCTCGGAGTGTCATTTTATTTTTATACCCATCGACCGGCACCGATTCATCTAATAGGCGGGTGATTATTTCATCCGCCTCATTTCGGACCTCTTCTGCAGGTCTTGCTGTATACATGCTATCTATTATATTATTCACATCTTTAAGGTTGATTTCATCAGCTCCAAACCATATATAATAATATGCAGCAATTAATAAACCTTCTGCCCTACTCCTACGTGATTCGAGTTTTATTTTTTCTTGCAGAATTGATCCAATTTTTTCTGCAAGTTCTATAATTTCATGTAGCTTACTCCATGTTCTTGCTCGGATCGCACGACAATTTTTTTCAGTTAATAACCTATCTATATTTTTTTTAATACTTTTCCAATCATTATCTTTTTTAATTAGATTTACTATGAAAAGTCGTTTGTCGTCTGCCACATCTCCGACAACTGGATCAATAGAAATAAACATAAACATACTTTTCATTCTAAAAGAAATTGCCTTATGTCCTGGTGTTCCCTTGTATCCATCCGGGGCAGTTTCGCAGAAACTAACTCGCATCAAGGATAAAAAAGCTTCTCTCTTTTCCCTATCCTTGATGCTTTTTCCATCAGCCTCTTCTACTATTATTCCTTCCGAATTGTTACCATTTTCTTGACGACATCCAGCAGGGGAGCTTTCCGTTCCCGTAAGTTCATAACTTAAGGACAGAGGTCTTGCTATTCTTTCAAAGATAGCCGTTTTTCCTGTTTGTGATTCTCCAGTCATCAAAATTGGTGGTCTATATGTAAGTACTCCTGAAACCCAAGACAAAGCACTCCAGGCCATAAGATATATACAATCTGTATCAGTTTCAAAAGTCATTTGTTTAACTACTTCGAATATTTCTTTGCATAGATCACTGGATGCCGGTTTATCTTTTATTCCTAAATCCTTTCTACTTTTTTGCTCAAATATTTTTTCGGGATCAGCTTGTCCAATTAACGTTTCACCATCCCAATAACAAAAAGAACCATCTTTATTTTTCCAGGCTCCACGTCCTAAAATTCTTTTAATATTAAATTTTGTAAATACTGTACTTTGAATTAACCAGTCTGTTGCTTGGTCCCATGAATCGGTGGTCATCTTAAAATCGTGTTGAAATCCATTTTTCCAAAAAGATAAAGGGGCTAATACTTTTAAAAATCCTTTTGATAAGGACGTTAGATTTGTATTCATGAGTATTTTAGCGTAACTCATATAATAAGCTTGTTTATCGTCTGCCATACCCAGGATTCTGAAAGGGATTTCATCACCAGAAACGGAGCCACCATCAACCGGATTATTTCTCAAAGGAGGCGAAACAGTTTTTTCCGGTCCCGATGGCTCCATTTCTGGTGATGAAATTATATATTCTGTCAGTTCTTCTGGTGTTGCTACCTGGAGAGCTTCGACAATATCAGCACCGTCTTGTTTAATTTCGCGGGCTTTTGGGTATGGCTGTATAAGTTTTGCATCAATTCCTAGTTGTTTTTTTATTCTTTGTTTTACAGTTATACCCGTTTTTATTCCTGGTTGCTGTGGAGGTGATTTCATGTTTCCAACATTGTCTTTTTTCTGGTCATCATCCGGGTATATATATATTTGTGCTCTTGTTCCGAGTGGTGCAAAAAATACTTGTTTCGCTTTTGCTCCGCCTCCGTTCCAAGTTGTGTGAATGAAGGTTGGTAGTTTTTCCTCTGCTATTTTTGCACATTTTGCACCTTCGTGAATCATCCTGGGAACTGTAGGATTTTTATATAATTTATCTCGATTATATAGCAAAATTGGATATTTTGAGCAGGCAACACTTTTTCCGGTCCAGTAGAAGGACATTACCGTTTTTTTTCCTGCCCCTTCAAATCTTACATCTAATAGCTCAAAAAGGCCGTCTTCATTCAAATATGGCCAGGCTCCAGTGATTGTATCGCCCCATGCCAGCTGTTGCGCTGCTGATCCGCACAGGACTGGGTCATCACCACGATTTTTTGATACATTTTCACCTACAAATTCACATATTTGCAGCAATCTTTTAGTGGTAAATTCTTTTTTTGCTTGTTCATAAGGTATTGCTTTATACTTTTTTTCATTCGTTTTTTCTATTTCTATTCCAAATGCCTTTTTTACTTCATTCACTTTTTCCGGGAAGGATTGTAATCCACACAATAAGCCCGCGACTTCGAAAATATCCCAACTTGTGCCACATACAGCACACCATATATTATAATTATTCTTAGCTCCAGGCGCATAAACTACTGCCGTCTCTTCATTATCCGTATGATCCGGTGCAGGGCAGTGTATCCGGGCCGCACCGTTTTTCTGTACTATTTGGATTCCTTTATGGGTGAGGTATTCTTTTAATCTTGGTTTTAAGGCTTTTGTGTCAGTCACGAAAGAGATTATCCCTCTGCTGTATCATATATTCTAGCATTTAAAATAAATCCTGTGGTTCTTTTTCTGTCTCTTTCTCTTCCGGTTCAGGCTCTGGTTCTGGTGGTTTTTCTTTTGCCTTTTTCACCTTTTCTTTTACCTGGTCAGGAGTTACTCCTTTTTCAGGTTGTATTATTACTTCCGGTTCTTCTATGGGGTAGAATTCTTCCTGTATGTCCTTTGGTTCATCAGTATCATTCAGGAACCCGGCCTCCTTTGCTCTGCTTTCAATTTGTTTCATGTTGATTCCTAGTTCCATCCTGTTTTTATACTCTGCTGCTGCAAGTTTTCGCATTTCCAGAAATTGAATTCCATCCAGTACTATTGTTGCAAATTGTACATTACCATGATCCTGAGTAGCTTTTTTAATCAGTTTTAGTTTTAATGGCAATCCCATTAAAACACCATTGGTTTGTTGGGAAAAATATTCAAGGGCAGCAGTAATACTTGAAACACTATTCCAGGAATGAGTTCGCATTCTATACACACCTCCGATTTCCATAGAGCAGGCAAGGAAGCAGGAAAGAATTCCGGATACTTTACATTTTTCGGATTTCATAAATTCGCATGTTTTAGGATCACACGGAATATGTTTTGATGTTGGTTCTTTTTTATCGCTATCATAAACCCGGGTTGCAGTTTCTCCATTTCCACTGCATAGGCATTTATTGCCCTGGTAATATGCGTATTGAGTGTAGAAATTCATATCTATGGAATCGAATGGAAGCCGGATTGATATTTCTTTGGGTTCTTTTTCTAATTTTTTCATAATCTCTTGATTGATTAGAAAATTATTATCCGGCCCTTTTTCTGTTGTGGTTACAACAAAATGGTTGAAACGAACAGGTAATTGATAGTCATTACCTTTTTTTGATTTTCTTTTTTCCGGGCTTTTCCCACCAATTTTAATCTTTCCGATTTCGGCAAGCCTTGGGTTTAATCCTTTTATCATGATTTTTCCTCCTTTATTTTAATACGGGGCACCCGGTGCATTTATAATTATCCAGGTGCCCCAAATCCTTTATTGTCTATTATTTTCTGGCATTAGGTTTTCATCTAAACGCCTTCCCATTCCAGGATATAAGACGTTTTCCGGCTCTGTCATATAAAACAGTTTTTTCTCTACTATCGCTATCAATAACGCTGTCTTGTTTTCGCATCCAGTCCAGGATTTTCACTTTTACTTCTTTACGCATTTTTCCAAGCCTTCCGGTCCCTGATATTTCTTTTCCAATATCCTTGTACTCAGCGCATAGCCTTTCAATTTCTTCACTTGCAATTATATTTCCTACAGGTGAAGGAAAGCAGCGTTTCATATCGTCTACTTCTTCCGGGGTTGGTTCTTGTTTTTCTATTATATGCTTTTGCCACCATTCTTTGTAGACATCGACCATCTCTTTATGCAGGTCTTTATTTGCGGTTATGGGATATTGGTGAAAATATCCCATTTGAGCTAGGACAGAAGCCCATTCTGTAGGTTTTATATAAGTAGGTTCCAAAGTTGGATCATGTTTTTGAATTTCATAATCACCTTTAATGAGTTTTACTATTTCCCGCCCTTCATTTTCCCATTCATCGGGCCGCTTTGGAAATACTAGTACTGAGACTATGCATTTTTCTGCACCGATGCATAGGAGTTGATGCTGAACTTGACACTGGACGTATGCAGGGACTTTATCGGTACCAGGTTCTCCCCAGGTATCATGATATTGCCAGTATGAGGTGGTTTTTCCTTCGTGTAATCTAATAATATTTGATTTTTCCTGATAAATGCCATCTATATGGCATGTAATAAAGTCACCATAAACTAATACATCCCCATTTGATCCTACTCTATTGAGAGATTTCCTCTTAAATCTATGGCGTGTAACAAATTTTTCTCGATTTATTATTCTCATTTCGGCTTTATCCTCTGCCAGCTTAACGACTGAATCCTCAAAGGCAGTTCCCCACCGAATGGATGCATTATCCGGGTTTTCCGGCATTACATAGCCCTGGAGAGAATTGAATCCTGGATATTGTTCTTCCATGAGCAACTGCCATAATTCATATTTGGATTGAAAGCTATTTAAACCCAGGATTGTAGCTGCCCGGCTCCCACTAATTCCAGTTGGTTTACTTCCCATCGGATGCCTTCCCCTTCCAATCTTTGAATACAGTATTTAACATTCCTATTACCTTGGGTTTAAGGTATATTCGATCTGTTGGATCATTAAGATCATTATTATGCAATACTACACCATCCCCGTTGA